TGACCTCGGAGTTATCGAACACTGGGAAAACGAAGTTGAAGGACTCAAACAAGACCAAGACGGATTAAACGAATTTTACAGGCAGTTTCCTCGTACTGAGAAACATGCTTTCAGAGATGAAACAAAAGAATCTTTATTTAACTTAGTGAAGATATACGAACAGATAGACTACAATGAAGAAGTTTGTAATATAGCTTCTGTTACTCGAGGTAGTTTTCAGTGGCAAAATGGAGTTAAGGATACTAAAGTGATATTTTATCCTAATAAAGATGGTAGGTTTTTAATATCTTGGGTTCCACCTAAAAATCTTCAAAACCGAGTGATTATAAAAAATGGAACTAAATACCCTGGCAATGAACATGTTGGAGCGTTTGGTTGTGATAGTTACGATATATCAGGAACTGTAGATGGTAAAGGTTCTAATGGGGCTTTACACGGTCTTACTAAATTTAGTATGGAAGATGCTCCACCAAATCATTTTTTTTTAGAATATATATCAAGACCACAGACTGCTGAAATATTTTTTGAGGACGTTCTTATGGCTTTAGTATTTTATGGTATGCCTATACTTTGTGAAAATAATAAGCCAAGACTTTTGTACTATTTAAAGCGTAGAGGTTATAGAGGTTTTAGTATGAATCGTCCTGATAAAATTTGGAACAAATTGTCTACAACAGAAAAAGAGATAGGTGGAATACCTAACTCTAGCGAGGATATAAAGCAAGCACACGCAGCAGCAATAGAAACATATATAGAAGAACACGTTGGCATTCAAGGTGAGGAATTTGGTGATATGTACATGCAGTTAACTTTAGAAGACTGGGCTCGCTTTAATATAAATAATAGAACTAAACATGATGCGTCTATAAGTTCAGGTTTGGCTATTATGGCTTGTAATAAGAATAAATACAAACCTAATCAAGAAAAGAAATTAAAGCCAATTGATTTAGGCATAAAAAGATACGATAACAAAGGAAGTGTTTCCAAAATAATAAAATAAATATATGCAAATTTACACTAACAACAATAGCTCTTTTCCAAGTCAGGTGGTACCTGATGCAGAGAAAGCTACTTTAGAATATGGTTTAGCTGTCGGTAGAGCTATTGAAGGAGAATGGTTTAGGAATTATAGAAGTGCATATAATACTCCGGGTTACGCTGTGAATTTCAATCAATACCATAACTTAAGATTATATGCTAGAGGTGAACAACCTGTTCAAAAATACAAAGATGAATTAGCTATAAATGGAGATTTATCTTATTTAAATCTAGATTGGAAACCTGTTCCTGTTATATCTAAATTTGTTGATATTGTTGTTAATGGAATATCACAAAGAAATTTTGAAATAAATGCTTTTGCTCAAGACCCAGTTTGTTCAAGGTCAAGAACCGAATATGCTACAGCTTTGTTAACAGATATTAATGCTAAGAAATTTTTACAAACAGCACAGCAAACACTAGGTATAAACGCTTTTAATTCTCCAAATCCTGAAACTGCTCCACAAGACGAACAAGAACTAGAGATACATCTTCAGATGGATTTTAAACAAAGTGTTGAAGTAGCGGAAGAAGAAGTTATAAACCAAGTTTTAGATAAAAATAAATACGATCTAACTAGAAGAAGGTTTAATTATGATTTAACAGTTTTAGGTATTGGTGCTGTAAAAACAAATTGGAACAAAGCAGAGGGTATAACTGTAGACTACGTAGATCCAGCTTGCTTAGTTTATTCTTATACTGAAGATCCTAATTTTGAAGATATATATTACGCTGGAGAAGTCAAGTCTGTAGCTTTAGCAGATTTAAAAACGCAGTTTCCTGATCTCACAGACGAAGAAATGGAAACTATACAACAATATCCAGGAAACGCAGAGTATTTAAGAAACTGGAGCGGTAGATCAGATGATTTAACTGTGCAAGTTCTTTATTTTGAATATAAAACATATAGCGACCAAGTCTTTAAAATAAAAAAGAATTCTTTCGGATTAGAAAAAGCATTAGAAAAACCTGATTTTTTCAATCCACCTGAAAGTGATAACTTTGAAAGAGTGTCTAGAACTATTGAAACTTTATATAGTGGAGCTAAAATACTAGGTCACCCTATGATGATGAGCTGGGGTTTATCAGAACACATGACTAGACCCACCGCTGACACTGTTAAAGTAAAAATGAATTATAATATATGCGCCCCTAGAATGTATAAAGGGCGTATAGAATCTTTAGTTTCTCGTATAACAGGTTTTGCTGATATGATACAACTAACTCATTTAAAAATTCAGCAAGTACTAGCTAGAGTAGTTCCAGATGGTGTATACTTAGACATGGATGGTTTAGCTGAAGTAGATTTAGGAAACGGAACTAATTACAATCCTGCTGAAGCATTAAACATGTATTTTCAAACTGGTAGTGTAGTAGGTAGATCTTTAACTCAAGACGGCGATGTTAATAGAGGTAAAATACCAGTGCAAGAATTACAGACTGGTTCAGGCGGTGGTAAAATACAATCTTTAATACAGACTTATCAATACTATTTGCAAATGATAAGAGACGTAACCGGTTTAAATGAAGCTAGGGATGGAAGTACTCCAGACAAAAACTCTTTAGTTGGTTTACAAAAAATGGCAGCAGCTAATTCAAATACAGCTACAAGACATATATTACAAGCAAGTATGTACCTTACCCTTAGAACATGTGAGAATATATCTCTTAGGGTAGCTGATTCATTAGCTTTTCCTTTTACTAAACAAGCTTTAAGAAATAGTATATCAGCTTTTAATGTTGGAACTTTAGATGAGTTAACAAAAATAAATATACATGATTTTGGTATATTTTTACAGCTAGAACCAGACGACGAGGAAAAAGCTAAACTAGAAGAAAATATACAAGTAGCATTAAAATCTGGACAGATATATTTAGAAGACGCTATAGACATACGTGAAGTTAGAAACATTCAATTAGCTAATCAGTTTTTAAAATATAGAAGAAAGAAGAAACAAGAAGCTGATCAAAAAGCTCAACAAGCTAATATTCAAGCTCAAGCTCAAGCAAATGCAGAAACAGCTGAAAAAGCTGCTTTAGCTGAAGTTCAGAAACAGCAAGCATTAGCTCAAACTCAACTTCAAATTGAACAAGGCAAGTCACAGTTTGAAATAAAAAGAATGCAAACTGAACTGCAAATGAAAAAAGAATTAGCAATGCAAAAGTTTGAGTTTGATATGAAACTAGCTCAAGTAGATGTACAAAAAGAACAAGCTAGAGAGCAAAGTATTGAAGATAGAAAAGATAAAAGAACTAAGATACAAGCTACTCAACAAAGCAAGATGATAGACCAAAGACAAAATGATTTATTACCTACAGATTTTGAATCTGACCAAAACAGTGGAGAAGTTGATTTAAACAATTTACAAATCACCTAATCCTTACATTAACTATTATATTATATTATGTCAAAAACAAAACAAGAAGAGGAGGCTAAACCTCTTAAAATTAAAAAACCAACGCTTAAAAAACACGAAGACAAACTTCACAAAGTAACAATTAACGAAAAACCTAAAGAAAATGCCGTTCAAGAGCAAAGCACAACAAAGGTGGATGTACAAGTTCATGCCGAAGATGGCAAAAAAGTGGAGCCAGATGTATCAAAGCAAGAACTTACCGGAGAAAGTATCAAAGAAGTAAAATCTCCTATAACTGAAATAAAAGCGAAAAATACGCTAGACGACAAGCCAGAACTAAAAGCACCTGTAGAGAAAAAGGTTGTAATGCCTGAAAATATAGAGAAGTTAGTAAACTTCATGAGAGATACTGGTGGAAGTATAGAAGATTATACTAGGTTAAATAGAGATTATTCTCAGTTAGATGAGTCTAATTTATTAAAAGAATATTATAAAAATACTAAACCTCATTTAGATCAAGAAGAAATAGAATTTATAATGGAAGATAAATTTTATTACGACGAAGAGATGGATGAAGAACGCGAGGTAAAGAAAAAGAAACTTGCTAAAAAAGAAGAAATTGCAAAAGCTAAAAGCTTTTTGGAGGAAACAAAGAGAAAATATTACGATGAAATCAAGTTGAAATCAAACGTAACTCAAGAACAAAAAAAAGCAATGGAGTTTTTCAATAAATACAACGAGGACCAAAAAATAGCTAGTAAGAGACGAGATATATTTAACAATAAAACTAAAGAGCTTTTTTCCGATAAATTCAAAGGTTTTGAATTTAACATTGGAGATAAACAATTTAACTATAATGTTCAAAATGTAGAAACTGTCGCTGAAGATCAAGCAAGCTTAACAACGTTTATTAAGAAGTTCTTAAATAAAGACGGAGAAATAGCAGATGCTAAAGCTTATCATAAAGCTATTTACGCCGCGAAAAATGTAGATACTATAGCTAATCATTTTTATGAGCAAGGTAAAGCCGACGCCGTTAAAGATGTTATGGCAAAATCTAAAAACATAAACGCAGAACCAAGATCACAAAGTGGTGGTGATGTATTTATAAACGGATTAAAAGTAAAAGCAATAAGTGGGGATAATGGTACTAAGTTAAAATTTAAAAGTAAAAAATAAAAACTAAAACTAAAAATTATGAGTTTTGTAACTGGTGGGAGTTTTCCCGCTTCATTAGTCCCTGCGCAAAACAGGATGGCTTTACAATCAAACTACTTAACGTTTGATGGTGGTGCTGGAGGAAACTTCGCACAACAATATTTACCAGAGCTTTACGAAGCAGAGGTAGAAAGATACGGAAACCGAACTATTGGTGGTTTCTTGAGAATGGTAGGTGCAGAAATGCCTATGACTTCTGATCAAGTTATTTGGTCTGAACAAAATAGACTTCACGTTGCTTATAAAGGTGTAACTTCTGCTCTTGTTGGTGGTGGTAATACTACTGATATAACTGTAACTTTGAATATTACAGCTGCTGAAAACCCAAGTTTAAACGGTGCTGTAAGACAAGGTCAAACTATCTTACTATCAGATGTTGCTACAGGTTTAGTTACAGCTAAAGCTTTAGTTCAAACTGTAACTAGTACAGGTGGTGGTATAACAAACGATATACTTACTTGTTCATTATATGAAACAACTGCTGCTGCTTTTCCAGCTGGATTATTAGGTACTGCTGCATGTAACGTATTTGTATACGGTTCTGAATTTGGAAAAGGAATGGTTGGAATGGAAGGTTCTATTGAGCCAAATTTCACTCAATACCACAACTCTCCATTAATTCTTAAAGATAACTTCAAAATCAGTGGATCTGATGCTGCTCAAATTGGTTGGGTTGAAGTTTCAACTGAAGATGGTCAATCAGGATATTTATGGTATTTAAAGTCTGAATCTGAAACAAGATTGAGATTTGAAGATTACTTAGAAATGGCTATGATTGAAGGTGAATTAATGACTAATGCTGGTGTTAATTTTCAATATGGACCAGCTGGTGGTGGTAGTGATATCAAAGGTACTGAAGGTTTATTCGCTGCTATTGAAGCAAGAGGTAATGTATACTCTGGTTTTGCTGGAGCTGCTGCTCCTGGTTCAGGTGCTTTAGGTGATTTCGATGAAATCCTTAAAAACTTAGACAAGCAAGGTGCTATTGAAGAAAACATGTTATTCTTATCTAGATCTACTGCTCTTGATTTTGACGATATGATTGCTGCTGTTAACGGTGGATTTGCTTCTACTCAAGCTGCTTCTTACGGTCTTTTTGAGAACGATGGAGATATGGCATTAAACTTTGGTTTTTCTGGTTTCAGAAGAGGTTCTTATGACTTCTACAAAACTGACTGGAAATATCTAAATGATGCTTCTTTAAGAGGATTAGATAAAGAAATAGACGGTGTATTAGTTCCTGCTGGAACAACTACAGTATATGACCAAATGTTAGGATCAAATATTAGAAGACCTTTCTTACACGTAAGATATAGAGCTTCTGAAACTGAAGACAGAAGAATGAAGTCTTGGGTAACTGGTTCTGTAGGCGGCGCGTATACTGA